GGCCTGATGATCTTACAGAGAATACAACAGAGATTACTACAGAGAATAAAAACACTTTTCGTCCGGAAGCTTCGCAACCGGACCCGCAGACCGCTGAACAGGATTTTTTAATCCGGAACCCCGACGCGGTTGTGTTTAGTGCGAAAAAACGCCAGTGGGGTAGCAGGGAGGATTTGGCGTGTGCGCAGTGGATTTGGGGACGGATCGTGAACCTTTACGAACAGGCTGCCAGCGACGATGGAGAGATCATGCGACCAAAAGAGCCTAACTGGACAGCCTGGGCCAATGACGTGCGCACAATGCGGATGCTGGATGGCAGAAGCCACAGACAAATTTGCGAAATGTTTGGTCGGGTACAGCGAGATCCATTCTGGGTAAAAAACATCATGAGCCCGTCAAAACTCCGCGAAAAATGGGACGAACTGGTCATCCGCTTGGGACGTTCACCTGTACAGCGTTGTGTGAATCATATTTCTGAACCGGATACAGAAATTCCGCCTGGTTTCAGGGGATAAGTGTTGATTTCAGGTCATGAGGTAATTTTAAGGAGGACTTGTGGCAAAAGTTTTTACACAGGAAGAGCGGGAAAAAATTAAAGAGCAGGTGGTCGAACTTGTGCGCCAGAGCGGTCGCGAGACATTACGACAGTTGGAAGCTAAAACAGGTGCGACAAGATATCTGATGAGCATTCTTGCCAGAGAGCTGGTTGCCAGTGGTTATGTATACAACTCCGGCTACGGGTTATTCCCGTCTGAACAGGCACGAAAGGACTGGCAAAATGCCCGCAAAAAACTCTCTAGGGCGAAGGTGAAGAAACCCGCTGTGGTTGATCCGGACCTTATCTGGTCACTACCTGATGGAGAAATACGTCGCTACGACAGTCGTCTAAACATAATCTGTCGCGAGTGCCGGAAGAGTGAAGCTATGCAGCGTGTACTGGCTTTCTATCAGGGTAATTTTCAGGAGGCGGTACTGTGAGTGAAATTAGCTATCAGGCTTCAATTACCGCTGGCATTCGCATCAAAGGAGAGGAGCATGGAAATAAAACCAGAGGATTAGTTAAGCAATATCGTTTTATTTCCGATAAAAGAGGATGACCCTCGTAATCAGGTTAATTTTCTTTATGAGCCATCGGAAAGACCATATTGCCATCACGCTTCTGTCCGGGTTGACGAAAAAGAGCGTCAGGTCCGCTGTAAAATCTGAGGTGCAGTTGTGGAGCCATTTGACTGGATGCTCTCTGTGGCGAAAAGAGAAACCAGACTGGCAGATGATGTAAGGCTCTTGCGCCAGGAGGAACGGGAAAGACGAAAAAATATAGAAAAGCTAATTCAGATTGAGCGTAACGGGAAAGCGCGGATACGCAGGGTGACAAAATCCAGAACTGAATAATTAAATTTAGCACTGTTAAAAATTTAATCCTTAACCGGAGGGATTTCTGCACCCTCAGAACATCAGGAGGCCGCCCGAAAGGGCGGTAGTTAAATGCGAAAGTTTAAAATAATTATTGAAACGGGAATAGCCGGTGGAGATTTCGAGGATGAATTCGAAGTGGATAATGATGCGACGCCTGATGAAATACATGACGAAGCAAAAGATATTTTCTTTAACTACTGCAATTAATCATATCACGAAATAAAAGACGAAGAGGAAGAACAAAATGGCTGATTTTGGTTCAACTAAATACAACGTCGGTTTTGAAGAATGGCATGAACTGTTAATGGACTATGCAGAGTTACGTGGTGGCAGTGCTGCTGATGCTGAAGCATGGCGTGATGATTATGAAGCAGGAAAAACTCCGGTCGAAGCATATTGTGATGAGTGGGGCGATGAATGAGCGAGGTTAATTATCAGGAAGGGCATGAAACGGCGGGGCAAGCAAAAACAGTGGCATGGCGATATCGCTACGTGAAAAAAAGGCGTTACGGACTTTCAGGGGAAGTAGTGGTCTGGTGACTGGAAATATGTACCGAAAAAAGAGGATTGTAACGATAGGCCGAACTATGAAATTCAGGCCTTATTCACTGCCCCGCCAGTCCCGGTTACATCAGAAGAACTGGTTAAAGCTGTGCACTTTTATGAACAACTAAAACGCGAAAATCCACCAGCATCCGGAAACCTGATTACAGGTTCCCAGATAAGGCAATGAGCTACCTGGCGCAGAACGGGCTGATAAGTATGGGGAATGTTTTACGATGAATATTTAGACTAAAGAGTTTGTAACGCTATGTAAGTGATTTTTTCTGGTTTAGATATTTATATGTCCGGCTAAATTGAGGTGTGTTTAAATGTTATTGCACATTGATTGTAGGGGGAATAATGAAAAACGCATTGCAGTTTTTGTTTGTTGCGTTCTGGTTGTTCGCATCATGTATGCCCATCATCTTCACAGCAAGGTATATGGAAAAAGTTGATGTTTTGATATTAATATTTGGATATATAAATGCCCTTTTTTTAGGGGTGTTCATGGCGGTCATGTGCATTGAATACTGGCGGTAAATACAGCGAACTCCATTGGTTTAGTTGGATATTTACTGTGCTGGACAAAACGGTTTGCGGGGAAATCTTAGTTAAGTAGAATGACTGCGGGTGCTTGAGGCTATCTGCCTCGGGCACGAACACCAACGGCAGGTAGAGAAAAGCCCCAGTTAACAT